CCGAGCTTATGAGTCCACTTACCAGACTTAGCACCACTCATACCAATATGAGCAAACATGATATAATTCTTATCTTCATCTAACTTAATGTTACTAATATCTTCCTTAAATTCCATAGAAGCTTCTGTATATGGTACAAAGATTAAACCACTATCTTCATTGTTATCTACAGTAACGGTATCATATACATGGATTGGGTAGTCATCAGTTGAATATGTTTCAAAGATGTCAACACTATTAGGTGGTACTGGGCTATTATCCTGCTGGTCATGGTTGCCAACAACAATATCTAGCTCAAACCCCTTAGGTTGCATACGAACACCATTAAGTAGTGTCTCCGTAACTGCCTTAGTAACAATTGGAGAGATAGATTTACGTTCGTTATACAAGTCACCAACAATAATTGCTCGGCTAGCATCTTCATTTTTAGCACGTTCAAACATAGTCGTCAGAGCGTCCAGAACTGTCTTTAATCGACTACCGTATGGTTTACCCTCAACTGGCTTAGAGAATGCTGTGTAGTCACTAGCATGAACGTCTGCACATACTACATAGGTATCTTTATTCAATATTATTCACTTCTTTCCAGTTAACCACGCAGACTTGCCATAATTGCATCGGCTTTACTCTGCATTTCTTCATTGCTTGTCTTACTTCCGTTACTGCTAGCATATTCTGCTTTACGTTTAGCTTTCATATCAGAAGCGTCTTGATTGATTAAACTCATGTGCTCTACCTTTTCAGCGTCAGTTTCATCGGTCATTAACATAGTACCTCTATCATAATTAAACAGCATAGAATCGTCAGTAACAAACCTATTACGAATCTTATCAAGGTATATACGCATAAATCCATGTTCGCGTTCTTCTTTGTTACCATTAAGAGTACCTGCAAAAGCTACCGTATTAATCTTACGGTATGAGCCTTCAATTGATTCCAATGTCATTGTTTCTTGACCATTCGATAGACGGTTTAACTGAGTACCAGTAATAAGAACAACATCTTCTTCTTGTGCTAGCTTGCTTAAGTTTTGGAATAGCTTTTCACCCTGAACTGATTCGTTATCTGCCTTATTAGGAGTACGCATTAAATCAGCATAATCAAGCACAACTACATCTAGTTTAATTCCTTTCTTACGCTCAGCAGAGTCAATACACTGTTTTAGACCATCAACTGTCAACGTATTAGGTGTATAACGCTTAAACAGCAAGGTTCCCTTAGAATCAGTTTCACCTTTAACCAAAATGTTCTTAATAAAGTTAGGGTCAATCTTCCCATCTTCCTTAAGCATTTCACTTGGCGTTACATGATAGCGCAAACGGTCAAAACGCATATACGAATCAGCCATTAACTCTTCCAGACTAACTTGCAATACATTATGACCAGATACCATGCTGTAGTAATAAGATAAGTTTGACAAGAAAACAGTCTTACCAAAACCGGACTTGCCACCAATCATACCAATTTGACCCTTTTGCAAGCCACCAGACATAACATAATCAAATGTCTTGAGCCCAGATGAAATCTTAGCTTTGCCTAAGTCGTTTAAATATGTTTCTGCTTTATCACGAACATCTCGGTAAACATCAACTACTGTATCTGCATTACCATTAATATCTAATGAGTTTATCTCATCTAAGCGTTCTTCAACCCTATTTGATAGGTCATCAGAGTCTCGTTGTGCTTCTTCTAATATAGCGGCTGACGCTAATGTTTTCTTTACATACTTATCAAGAGCTGTTTCAACCGGTTCAGAACTATCTGGCTTAGTTGCAATGACATCCGCAATCCCATTAGTAATATCAAGTTCTTCTTGTTGTGTTAATGGGTCTTCATGCTTATGTGAACGACGACGATTTTCATCAGCAAAGTATTTGTCAATTCCTAACTTGATATTGGCTTCTGAGATAGGTGTTGTTTCCGTTGAATAATACCGTGATAAGATACTTCCTAACACTCGATATGTCGGATTAGTTAATAATGATTGCAAATTTCGAGATAGTACAGAGTTAGTAATATATGAGCTATTAACCGCTCGAACAAGTAATTGTTCTTGTAATGTTTTTGTTGATTCTGACATTTATTCCGTCCCTCCATTAAAAATTGGAATACCATACTTATTTAATTGTAACATACTACTGTAGCTATTACCAGATAAATCGTAAGAATCTGAACAAGTAAACGTAGAAATGATTTTACCGGCGTATGCTAGATACTTATACTCATCTAGTAATCCACCAAGTTCTTCAATAGCATAATCTTCTAACTTTTTGTTGTATTCCAATGCTTCCATGACTAGATTCTCGGTCTTATTAGTGCCATAAATCATATTGAACAACGTCAAGCTATTATCTTTAGTATCATCAATCAGCTTATCAAAGATACTACATTCATTATATGAGTTACCAAATAGTAATAACGAAGTTCCTTCAATTCCTCGCATAAACAAGTTAGCAATCTGTAGAACATAGTTTGATTCTTCTTCACTGCTATTCTCATACAAATGGTAGAACAAGTCCTTAGCATCTTCTGCATATACCTCCAAAGAATGAGAATCATCATAGTTTCCATAATATGATAACACCCTAACATTCTGTGTAGTCTGATAGTCCTTTAGCTGCTTAGTGATGACATCTTTATCATAGTTACCAGCTTCTAACAGATTGTAATAGGTATTCATAAATCTAATAAATTGGTTATCATTAAACGAAACTGTTTGATGCAACCCCCCGTTAGGTGCCTTCTTGTAGTAGTTACTGTCATAGTTAAGCTTGTCTAAATAGTATGAGTAATACTCGTCAGATACCATCTTAAGTACCTCTGGAACCTTCATAACCCCTACTTTCTTACGACAGTTAAATTTATAACGGTCAAATATTGATGATAAATAATATACAAGATTGATATGATTGCTCCTAGTAAACTCAGACATCTTCTTAAACAACATGTAATTACTACTGCCTAAGAGCTTACCGTCCAATGATTTAACAATATTATACGACTTATTGGAGCCCTTCTCGTTACTATCTGTATTCTTAAACAACTCTGTATACTTGTCATAAACTAAACTAATTAATAAAGCATTAAATCCATTGAATCCTTCACCGACGTCACAAAATGAATCATAGCTATGATTGTCATCATGTAATTTTTTATTAGCATCTTTGATATTCATACTGTTCCTCCTAATTATGCTCTGTAAGCTCGCACAATTCATTCTGTTATATACCCAGCATAATTATACTTCACATACAATAGAACGTCTCACAAGCTATCCAGTTAGCCCCTATGAACACTGTGCATTATTTATACGTATCATTGAATTAAGTATACAACATAACGAAGGATAATTCAACTAATTTTAAATATTGTTCTTCAACAGGGTTTACTTATTAAAAAAATGTGCTATACTATGCATATAAAGTTTTAAGGAGTTAGCAACTTTAGCTAACAAGTCTCCGAAAAGCATGGAGCTATAAGAAGACTTACAATTTAATAACAGGGGAGCGTATAGGTTAGACCGCCTAGTAGCGTTATCCTCATTGATACCACAACAAGAGACAGGAGCATATTTGAAAACTCCCTCCGAATCTATAAAAGTGACTAGGAACCCACCGTTGGTGAATTGCAATGATGGGTTTCACCGAGTAGCAGGTCGTTAAATAAATGCTGTTAGAGGTTTCTGGTGACCTGAAAATGGGTGGAGATGCTAACCTATTCTGCGAAGAATCTATCATTGGCTAGAAAAATGGTAGCTAGGTTAGCATTACAGGTATAGATGCTGAACAACCAATTAGATTATAAGAAAGCTTAACAATGAGTCCTCATGGTGAAGAAAACAATTGTTAAACACTCAACTAGTAACAAATGATTGGCTGGTATACGTAGTGACTTGTATAACCAATTCCTGTGAGATGATGCGGGTGGCTCCATACGTGATTGACGTATAGACTTAAGTATCAATTTCATAGTTATGTCCATAGAGCTTAGTTTTAGCTTGTATACTAGTAATAGTTTATACTAATTCTATCCTCTATGGACTAACTGTGTTCAAATCCACCTAGTT